GGTAACTATGACGAAAGGAATGATTAAATAATGAACAATTTTAACAATAATTTCGAAGGAAACAACGATTTCTTAGTAGTTGGTCAACTAGAAAGGCAAAACAAATTAAAACAACAAGAATTAAAAGAACAACAAGCCATGCGCAAAGCTTATTGCAAAGTAAATGATATTCCATATGAAGAACCACAAGAAATACCCAGCATCGGGCAAGGCTCTTTAAAAGTGATATGTTTAGTAATGTGGTTATTCATAGTAGGTACTATAATATCAGCATTTATTGGTGAAGGAAACTTTTTAACAAACTTTATGAAAGTGTGGTTTTAATAGTGGATACGCTAAAATACGCAGAAGCATTATTACTAATAAACAAACAACATCGTAACGGTGAAATAGATACAGAAACATCTGTTAAACTACATAAGTTTTGCAAAGAATTACACTTAATTTGGAAGGAAAAGAAAACAAAATGAAAACAATAATTCGTCACTTCAAACCAAGATACCCAGAACACGGAAATATTCGTTTTAAAGCGTCCCAATCCGTGACGGAATTAATTAAGATAGCAGATGAATACTGTAAGAATTACGGTTTCGATTACGAAGAACCAATATATAAAGTTATAACAGGGTCTGAAAACCACAACACTAATACGTATTCTTATTCAAAACTAGATAAACTAAAATTCAAAAAAGACGTTCACATAAAAGAACAATTCTACTACGAAGCGAGACTCAGAAAGGTTGTCTAAAATGATTACTATACAATACAATAAATACGGATCAGAACTAGAAATAAACACACAAACATTTACAGGTGATAACTGTTTCGATGATTTTCTATATTGGTTTTTCAAACATGATATAAGAGATTACAAATTCTTAAAAGGAAAAGAATATATTTTAGGTGAAATAAAACAAAAGGGGATAAATAACAAATGAAAAGAAGATTTATAATACACCCAATTTTAGGAAATAGATATTGGTATCAATTACGTAAAAGAGCAATATTAGAGAATAATAATGGTTTATTGGAACACGCAAATAATATTGATAAATGCGGACAAAATTACTTTGATTATTGCTATGAAAACGGTCTTGATTATTACGAACATTACGATTTATCTCTCAGAGAAGACAATAAATATAATAACCCCTCCAATTAAGGAAGGGTTTTTTCTTTTATGATATATTAAGGTTCTACGCTTTCCTATGTATTAACAGTATATCCAAATTTTCAATTCTTTAATCTTTATATCTTTTAAATATCTTTTAAATATTTATATTATACATTATCTATTATATATCCATTTTATATCTAAAATATATTTCACCGCTCGGTCTTGAACTTAATCTCTTCATTCTTTCGTTCTTAAGTTCAATCTCTCGCCAGTCGCTCCATACTTCGCAATTACGCTCTTTATTGCACACCCATCTTTTTAAACATATCGTAAGAAGCTTGTCTAACTATCTGATTATCAAACATCAACAATCCCTTTTTAAATGCTCTTATCATTTTAGATAGGTAAACCTCATTTTTATAATTATTAACCAAAATTTTATTTTCATCCATATCTTCTTTCGTTAACACAAACGATTTTCTAGAAGAGGGGTCGTAATCCTGACTCAAGAACATATAATCACTTTTCGTATCAACCCACATACCCATAGTAAAACCTTTATATGTAATGTTACAAAAATGAATACTTGTTTTAGCTCTTTTCATGATAAATGTCTGAACATCATGTGTGAATTCGTTATCAAGTGACATTCTACCATATTCTAACTCACTAATCATAGCACCGAATCTAGTCTTAATGCGTTCCTCTTTAAAATCAGCACCATCAGGTATTTCAAGAACTGTATGTTTATAAGGATAGAATCTTTTAAACTTTCCATCCTCATTCGGCTCAGGTAAAATATTAAAATACAAGAACCACGGATTAACTACAGACACCGAGTTACTTAAACAAACACATCTAAAGTTGTCACGATTACGAATTACAGTATCTATAATATTTAGAAGACTTTCTACACAGTTAGGAGGATACCCAACATTATCTTTCTCACGAATAAACTCATCAAATAATATCGTCTCAACATTAGGGAATGAATTACCTTTAAAACTTTGCCAAGCACTTAAAGGAACAGCAAACCCAGCAACTTGCCCATCTATATAAAACTCTTTCCCTTTAACCTCAAATTTATGATCAGGAAATTCTTGACTAACATCATTAAATAATTGAGAAATCTTTTTTAACTCTGTTTTGTACATTCTCAAGTAAATAAATTGCGCACCTGTTTTTAAGAATCTATTAATAATATATTTTTTCATAGCATAAGTCTTACCTATACCCCTAGAAGCAATAACGAAGCTTATGATTCTGTTATAACTCAACATTTGTTGTGGATTATAATATAAATCTTTTAACTTATCTTTTTCTAATTTATTTTTTACTTTTTCTTTTTTACCTTCTTTTTTAATCTTTTGCTGTTCTTCAAATTCAAACAAAGTCAAGTTTTCCATAACAGAACCACGCTCCTTTTTATGATTGTTTCACATGAAACATTTAATTTTTATCGTTTTCTTTTAATCTTTTCAGTTCTTCTAACTTACACAAATCCATTATCTAAACGAACCCCACTTACTCACTCGTTCTCCGTTACTCGTTTCACCACTAGCAATGTAAGTACCATCTACACCTTTTAACCAAACATATCCATAAGCTTCATAGCCATACGAATTATACGTGTATTCGCCACCATCCGACAGCGTTCGAATATGTTCACTATTCACACTAGGTTCTTTACGAACTTTAATCGCTCTATCAGTAGTAAAAACACCATCCTGTTTCGTAAACCAACTAGAATCATATGCGCTTTGTTCTTGACTTTGACTTTGATTTTTTTCTTGTTCTTTCATAGGTTTCAACATCAATTCTGTTTCAGCTTTACGTCTACGAATCAATCCTGCATACGGTTTCCCACCTGCATTAACAAACAAATTCATAATTCTTGATGCTTCATTCCAATTACCCGAATTAATAGCATCCAATAGATTTCTATTATTTCTAAAAATATGACTACCTAAATTGAAAGCAAAGCTACATAACGCATCATACTGGTTTTGGTTCATATCACCCGTTAAATCTCTTTTTGGAACTTCCATATGCGAATCTAAATCATTTGCTAGTAATTGCTCCGCTTTTGATTGGCTAATAACATTGCCACGATAAGCATATTGTTTTTGCGTGTTACCATAACCAATTGTCCAAACACCAACAACATCTTGATAAGCTTTTAAATAACAACCCTCAAAATGTTTAACTAAATCAACACCAACTTTAGAAACACTCATATCTCTAGCTTTCATTATTTCCTCTCCTCCATTTT